CTTTTTTCCATTGGTCATAAAAGTCACCGGCAATTTGTTGTTTACGTTTGTCAAAGTTAGGATTAGCAAAGTAAGCCCTAAACCCGACAAGGCCGAGTTGATGCCGATATTTAAGTAACTGGCGTATTTCGCACTCATGTCGAAACCTTTCCAAGTTGTTGGCTAATTCGTTGTCGATACTGTCCCATAGATTCGCCGGCATATGCTTGTAGTCCCAATTCACGGCCCTTGGCCATTGTTAGTTCATCGGTACTATACCAAGGTAATGCTGGGCGCTTTACTTCTTTTGGGGTCATGTCTAATTCATCTTCCCAACGACCCTGATTAAGCCAGGTACTTGCATGGGGGATAAAGTCTGATTCAGTACCCTTTAATTTCCAGTAGGCAACGTGTTGTTCAATGGCTTCCACGGCATCGGATTGTTCTTGCTTTGTAAGCCGGTTAAATGCCCCTTGGGCGGCACGTTTGGCCACTTTTCGAGGATAGAGTTTCCAAAAGTTATCAAACATTAGCAATCCTTTCGCCAATCCATTTCATTACTGGCACCGCCATTGAATTGCCAAGGGCTTTGTATCTTGGACCATCAGGGCAATTTTCTTTGATGTTGGTGTAATTGTCGGGAAAACCTTGAAGGCGTTCACATTCAATTGTTGTTAAACGCCTGACCGACATTCCATGATTTACGCCATGAATTCCAGTTGCATTTAACGTGTACATTGGACCATTTTCAGTAAAACCATCGCCATTACCGCCATTTTGCGGTTTTCTACCAATTGTATTTTCAGCTAATGCTATACAAGGCACATTGCCACCACCAGTACCCATAAACGATTGCAATGTATTGCTTACATCACCAAATACCCTAACTCCATCCCTACGGCTATTTTCAAACGCAATCATATTAAAACCATCAGCCCGTGAATAATCATCACAAGTAGTTTGAAGGCAATTAGCTACATCAGGTACATATAAAGGTTTTTGCTCAACAATACATTTACCTTCACTTACGTATTGGTTTCCAATTCCTTTGTAATCCCTTGCGCACAATGCACCAACGCTTGATGCAACATTGTCGGTAGCTTCTTGTTTCTTACTTCTGCCCTTCTTAATATCCCGGCGCAAGCTTTCGGGCTCAAATAATACTTTTGCGGCAGATTCCCAGTTTCCAAGACATCCGACAACAAACACTCTGCGGCGTCTTTGTGGTACTCCAAAGTATTGAGCATCAAGCACCCTGTATGCCCACCCATACCCGAGTTCGCCCAGCGCCCCGAGAAAGGAACCAAAGTCCCGTCCTTTGTTTGAGGAAAGGACACCTGGCACGTTTTCCCATAAACACCACTTGGGTCTAAATTTGTCAAGAATTCCAACATAGGTAAGGGCAAGGTTTCCCCTTGGGTCGTCAAGTCCTTTACGTAGTCCTGCAACGCTAAATGATTGGCATGGGGTTCCCCCAACCAAAAGTCCAATTGGGTCAAGATTCCACTCCTTGTATTTAGTCATATCGCCCAAATTTGGGACGTTTGGATAATGATGTGCAAGCACTTCACTAGGAAATTTTTCTATTTCAGAAAATCCTACTGGATTCCATCCTAGGTCATGCCATGCAACGGTCGCCGCTTCTATACCGCTACAAACCGATAGATAATTCATTGTTTTCCTTATTTAATCACTAACTTATGTTAGTAACTACATATTACTAAAGAATTCTTTACTTGTCTATATTTATTACTAGGTATTTTTACTAATCCTTTTGGTGGACGAACCTAGCCCACCTAGGTTGCCTTAATCCGCTTGGAGCCACGGAACCCGTCAGTCTTTCAGGAAACCGGCACTAACTTCGCCACCGGCATTTGCGCTATTACATTCCTTATCCCCCAGTAACGCTTCTATCCTGACCGCTGGTGGTGGTGAATCCCCAATCAGAACGATTGGAACAAGAAAAGAAAAAGGCATTAGTGGTAGCTTTGTGCTAGAACGGCTTTAGAAAATATCCTCACAAGACTTTCCAAAACCCACAAAACCACCGCTAATGCCTTCATCGAGTGTTCTAGTCCTCAATGGCAAAACTATATCACATATTTTTTAATTCAGGCCAAATTATCCACCAGTTGTTTGGAAACAACGTTTTTCTAGTTACTAATCCATAGCTTTCACGTTCGATGGTTGCGGCCATGGTTGTCAAGTGGCCGTGCGGAATTGCATTGTTATTACGCCATTGACACACCGCCTGGACTGTTACGCCGCACAACTTTGCTACTTTTGCTGGTTTGCCCAATAGGTCAATGATTTGTGCATCTGTCATTTATTTTCCTCACGTGATAAATATTTCTTTACTTTTGCTAAAGTTTACTTTAAATTCTGAAGTACGGCAATGGTGCCGTGATAAATAAAGGAGTTGACATGGATGAAATGGCCCAGGTAATGCAAGAGTTTGAACAACGCTTGGAAGAAGCTTTAGAGAACATTGAGCATGATTACGCATCACCGGACGATATAGCAGTTATACGTGCGGCTTGCGGCAAACCCAAGCCAAGGAAGAATCAAGTATTAACAGAATTATTTAATGAATTTGGAACAATTTTTAGAAAGTGAAAAAAATGATAGTAGCTAAACAAAACACCAGCGGTACAACAGATTTTAAACTTCCACCAGCCGGCAGTTTCTTGGCCCGTCTTTATCGCATTATTGATATTGGCACCCAAACAACTGAATGGATGGGCAAAAAGAAAATGCAACGCAAAATTATTTGTATGTTTGAGTTGCACGGCGAAGATAATGACGGCAATCCATTAGCGATGGACGATGGTAAGCCATTGGTTGTATCTAAACGCTACACACTTTCTTTGGACGAAAAAGCCACGCTACGCAAGGATTTAGAAGCTTGGCGAGGAAAAGAATTTACACCAGCAGAACTAGAAGGTTTTAACCTGGAAGTATTGCTTGGAAAATATTGCATGGTTGCTATTACTCATTCTGATTATCAGGATAAGAAATACGCCAACATTGCAAGCATCAGTCAAGTGCCGGCCGCCATGAAGAAATTAGGCGAACCAGTTGGCATCAATGAATTGTTGATATTTAGCATGGAGCCGTTTGACCAAACTAAATTTGACAAGTTGTCGGAAGGGTTGCAAAACCTGATTAAAAAGTCTGCTGAATACCGAAACACTTTTGAACCACATTCGGTTTCAGTACCCCAAGAATCAGAATTGGATGATATTCCGTTCTAGAAAGGAAATGTATGAAACCAGCTATTAAATGTATTTTGACTGAAACTTATACCCTGAAAACCCATCAGGATGTTGGGTACGATGAAGAACAGGAAATAATTGGTTTCAGCATGGAAGATTTGTCCCAGTTTACCAATGCCATTGTCCGTGAATGTGCGGACAAGGTATTGGATTCTGACAACCGCAACTTAATCCTTCAACAATTAGGAACTTAAATGAAATGTATTGACTGCAAGTGGTATGCCGGTCAGGTTAGTGATGTATATGGCGTTTGCAAACGTTATCCAAAAATTGAAAATAAAACCCAGCATGATTGGTGCGGCGAATTTGTTAACAAATTTGTTAATAAAGAAGAAGTGCCAGTAAAGCTAGAGTTTGTTCAAGAATATGATATTGCAACGGATACCATTAAATCTAAACCTGGAAGAAAACCTAAAAATGCTAGTTAAGGAACGTCAAAGTGAAAGTGGACATTGGTATGACCGCCAGGGCAATCCAGCCTATACGGTCGTTGGAAAGAATGGCAAAGAAAGAGGAACGACCCTACGGGATGCCCGTACCCTCGATTTATGTCCATCTGTCACAACAATACTTGGAGTTGCGGCGAAACCAGGACTTGACTTATGGAAACAACAACAAGTCTTATTAAGTGCCCTGACATTACCTAAAGGCCAGGATGAATCGGAAAACGCATGGCTTGAAAGGGTCATGATGGATTCCAAGCAAACTGGGCGTATTGCCGCTGAACGTGGCACAGCCATCCATGCGACCATTCAGGCGTTCTTTGAAGGTAATTTGATACCTGAAGCCATGCCGTTGTGTAGGCCCGTGGAAGAAGCTATTAATGCCCATTTTGGCCAGCAATTATGGTTGCCGGAGTTATCGTTTGCCCATGACCTAGGATTTGGCGGCAAATCGGATTTAGTCGCTAAACCTAGGCATGATTTTGCTGGTATCTGTATTGACATTAAAACCAAGGAAACAACGGATATTGAAAAAGTTGACGTTTTTCCGGAACACGGGATGCAATTAGCGGCGTACCGCAAAGGTTTTGCAATGCCACAAGCCAGGTGCGCTAACGTATTTGTTGGCTACAAAATGGTTGAAGGTGTCATTACATTTACTGGCGTTAAGGTAATTGAACATGACCCGGCAGATATGGACCGTTATTGGTTGATGTTTACTAAACTGTTAGAATTTTGGCAGTTAAAGAACAACCATAAATAGGGCGGTTAACGGGGCGTTGAAGGATGCAACAAGGTGGGGCTTTTCCCCGTTTCGACCCACCAGCTACCAGTTGCCAAATTCACGCCCTTCCTGTTGTAAATTCACAACTAGGTATAAATCCTAATAAAAAAGTGCTTGCATAGTAAAGATAACTTTAGTAAATTACTAATACGGCAACGGTGCCGTGAATAAACAAAAAGGAAATCACATGAAAGCAATCGACATTCAGTTAAGTAAAGTTGACCAGTTGGGTATGTTGTTGGCCCAAATCGCCGACCTTGAAAAACAAGCAGAAGTTCTCAAGAACGAACTCAAGCAACAAGAAGGCCATGTAGAAGGCAATTTGTTTAAAGCTTGCGTTACCCTATCCCAACGTGCGACCGTTGACAATAAAGCCGTATTTGCAGAAGCTAATGTGCCAGCAGAATTAATTGCCAAGCACACCAAAACAACTGCCGTAATTACTTTAAAAGTTACATCCAAATAATCAAGGACGGGTCATTGATACAGTTCAAATGAGCCATGTGTGCGGAATTTAACATGACTTTGACCCGTCACCCAATAAAGGAAAACATATGAAAGACATTATTTTAGGTGGGTTGCTAGGCGCCCTAATTGCGGTTATTGTTATAGGTACCTACGGGTTTCAAGTGGGGGTTTATCACTTATGAGAGCCGCCGCCAGCGTATTTGAAACTTGGTATTCAGCCAACTTTGTACATGAAAAAGGGGATGAAGATATAAAAAAACTTTTTAGAGAAGCTTTTGAAGCCGGCATGGTTTCAGGTTTAGCTTTTATCCAACAATCAGTTCAAGATGATGTTGAACTTCTAATGCAAGATTACAAAGGATTCCAGGATGAATGAACATATATGGACCGCTTCAGGGACCGATATTACAGAACGATGGAAGGTTAAATATGGCTGGGTACCGCCGTCAGAACTACCGGAGTACCAAGCCAAATTCAAGTATTACCAAGAATTGCCCCTACGCCGCCTAGATGATGCGGCCAAGGAACAATACGAACAAGTGCTACGTAAAGCTAGAGTAGTCAGAATTCGTTAATATTTACGCATATTGGGCAATGGGGCATCCTTTTGTGATTTCCCATGTGCTTTGTTTGCTGGCAATGATTCATGCTTTTTAAGCTTATCTTCCAGGCGGTGCAATTCGTTTTCAGTTTTCTTTTCATGTTCACGCAAAACAATGTAATGCTCTTTTGGTGAATTGCCCAATTTGCCGGTGATTTTAAAGTTTGTTGCCATGTTGTTATCCTTCCAAGATTTGTAATGCTTTGTTAATTTTAGCAATTCTGTCGTCTAAACCCAACACTCCGCCGTTAATTTTCCTAGTAACTTCTTCCCAACCTGACACATCAGCGGCGGCATTTAGTCCTTTTTTGTTCCAAAACCATCCAGCCGACAATGCGGCGTTCATTGGGTCCAGCAATAGATCAGGATTGTCCAATAATGGCAGTTTAAGCGCTTGACCACAAAAGATATAGTTATCTTTGCCGGTTAGCTGAATAACGCCCCTACCGTGGTATTTCCAGCCATCACCATCTTCTGTATTGCCCATACGGCCGGCATAAACTTTATTAGCTATCTTTTGGGGATTGTTAGCATATTGGTCAGCCGTTGCTTGGTCAGGAAACCGTGATGGCCATACA